TTATAATACAGGGATATGGGGCCACCCCCCCCCATGACATATTGTGTATACGTGTATTTGGATTGGTCGCATTCTCGTTGACTCGTTATCCACCCTATTATATATATTTAGTGAGGAAGTGAGGTACTCGTATGACACACGAAGAGTTGCATAAGGAAATTTATGATTATGTGCATGAGTATAATATGACATTCAGTAAGGGCGTCGCCCTTGGTATATTAAATAGACGTTTTAATAAACAGACGAAGTTGTATTGTAAGAAGAGCGTGAAACAGTTTTTGGCGGGTGATGAGTGGTTTATCACTAGACTTAATGAGAACGGGTCTGTTTCGGTTTTTGCCTCCAGTCCCGCCGTATCTCGCGTTGAGGCCCAAGAACGGGCACGTCGAATAAATGGGGATTGATGGTGTCCGCCGTGCTTGTGTCTAAATCTCTGTTGCCTGTCTAATAGTTCGTCACCTCTGTGAGTGTGTGATTCTGCTGGGGTTTTGGTCGTTTTCTCCTCCTGATTCACTTCGATGACTATAAAATATTCATATTATTTTGAGACGAACCCGTCTAAGTGGTTGATTTTATTAGGGTCGATAGTTGGCCCGTCACATGCATTACTCATACTGTATAACACTTAACGATGTGAGGTGATGTGATGATTAACCCAAACGCAACGAGTACACACTATGGACGTGTAATAACAGTTACTAGATCTAGATGTGATGATTCCTTAAATATTCAAATCATGCTTGAGTCCGGTCATCTTATTAATGAGTTAGGTTTTATATATCACAAGACTGTTGCTTGTGGTGATCTTGTGCAAGTAACACTCGGCTTCTCAATCATGAGTGATCGATACGGCGCGAAGTGGATTCGTAAAATGCAACGTCGTAACAAGCGATATGCGAAAACTGAATATAAAATTAACCAACAGGCTTATGCTACAGCATTAAAACAAAATCTTAAGGCGGTATAATATGAGTCAAGATTACGACCGAGATCAACTACTCGAATTATTTTTAGAATTCTCGGGCTTCGAGCACAAAGTTGTGTGCCCATATTGCGGTGACGACTCGGAAATAGAGCCGACGAAGTTATGTTGCGGCGAAGTTCACTCCGGATGGTATTGGGTTAATGACTCCGAGACGCTCGACGAAGTGGACTTCATTAAGGCATTCAAACGGTGGGTCGCAGACTCAAGTGATGAGTATATCGATCTTAAGCGTGACGCGGAATTAAATTATGGAGAGGACTATCCAAATGAAGACTGAATTAATAGTGTCGACGGTCCAGCAGTATGGTCGCGAAGAATACCGACCGGAATGTGAGACCTCAAAGCACTTCGCAGAACTCTTAGGGCAGAAACACTTAACACGCCGCAACATAGACACCATCAAAAAAATGGGTTTTAGTTTCAGGACACCAAGTAAAAGTATTTAGGTTAATTTTTTAGCCGAAAAAACGAAAAAATAATTTCAGAAATTAAATCTGAATGAAAGGATTTGTTGTGAGAAAGAGTTATTTAAAATCGTGCCTTATGTTCTTAATCGTCGCGAGTAGTTTGATTTCAGGCTGCGTGGGTGGCGAGTCTTCGGGGTCCTCCGATCAGGGTGGCGGTGATTCTCCGATCGTACTTCCCGAATCAGTGAGTGTGACACTTAAGTCGGGAAATGGGTTCGAGTGCTTCGTGATTAGAAACCGAATTTATTGTTCCGGCTCCGCCTCAAGCGTTAATCTCTCAATTAATTCGATCGGATTCAGTCTCATGGTCGCCGATTCAGACTCAAATATTCTTGACTTCGAAACATGGGACGACACGCTTTGTTGGACAGTCGGCGTCGCGGAGCGACCTCACTCCCGTAGTGCCGGTGTAGGTACATATTGTATCGGTGAAGCGACATTGGCGGGAAGTTATGCTGCCTATCCGATAGTCTATTCGGGCCCTAATTATGTGACCGACGCTAATGGCGCCAATGATCTTGAGTATGAGGTTGAGCCCTTTATGGGCGGTGACATCACTATGACTGATCTACTCAATTCGACTTTCATGACCGACGGTGTTGGCTCAGTGAGTGAGACCGAAGAGTCTTGCACGATTCTCGATTCAGTCCTGACGTGTGAGTCATTCGTCCTTGTCCTCCAGTGAGTCGACGCAGAAAAAGGCCCCCTTAGGGGCTTAACGGAAAAACTAAATTCAAAACGAAAGGCATTTTATGAAAGAAGATAAATCGTACGGGGATCTACTTAGAAGAATTGCGGCGGAGCTTGACGACTCAACTAATGAAGTTGGTCTCCTGATTCTCGAGTCCGAGCGAGTGACTGCATTAACTCTTAAACTTAAGAGAATCGCAGACGCAATGGATATGAAGGATAAATTGAATCATGAACTCCTGGCCCTTAATGGGATAACTCAGGAGCTTTTATGAGGCCGAATGAAGTTGATCGGGCGAAGCTTCAGCTTCCGCTCTGTTTGCGTTTACGGGCAGCTTCTCTCGCCGCAGCATCAGCCTCATCCTTGCGTTCTTTGGCTTTCTGGGTCAAGTACGCTTCACGAGGGTATACATCACGACCGGTGACTTCATCCTTAGCCGCGTTAGCCTTAAAGCCGCCAACAAGCATGTCAGTGAAAGTCAAGTGCTCACCGTGTTTTATTTTCTTCTTAATGTCGTCTTCCATCGTAGCACTCCTCGTCGGTTTCCTTTATGGGTCAAACTATGATTTTGAACCAATTTCATTGTACGTTCAAGCGAAAATTGAAGGCCATGATCTAACCTGTCTTGACCTTCCCCCTCATGTGTGGAAGAACATTCCAGCGTGTAACACTGACTGAAGCGGAGGAGCGAATGATGGGATATAAAGAAATGTTTGAGGACATGCCGGACGAAGTTAAGGAGCTCAAACAGAAATTCGACGACATCCTTATGAGCCTCTCGAAGGAGATCGGTATGGTTAATTATATCTTGGACAGGAAGAAGTATTACGGCGAGCCAGTGACCGTTGAGCACCTTGAGGAGATACGTAAGGAATTGCGCCGCATCATCCGCTTAGCCGATTGACCTCCCAGAAAAGTTACACTAATCTCGAGGCCATTATGTCAGATAAAACCAAGCGCGAAAATATAATTAAGAAGACCGAAAATGAACTCATGCGGGATCGTTACGTGAAGGACGTTGGCTCTAAGGCCGTAGTTTCCCGTGAGAAGATCGAAAATGAAGGGCTGGATCAGCTTCGTGAGGTCCTCCAGGACATCGGGAAGAATATGACTGAAGTCGGAGCCGTCCCAAGGGGAATGGAATATGTCGGTTCCGCTGCGGTGCATATATTTAAGTCTCCCGTCCTGGGCCAAGTAGCTTACGTCAATCAGCTCGCCCTTTCGAGTTGTCCTGAAGCTCTCGCAGGTCCCGCAATGACGGACCTCCGTGGATCCGCTATTGAGTATTACGGTCACGGCAGACAGAAAAAGAAGTCGGGGTTCTAATGAAGGAACAAATTAAGAAGCCAGGGAAGGTTCTCCGCGCTGATGAAGCGTCATGGAAACTCTTAAGTCGTAAGCGTAAGATGAAGGAGACCGTTGCGGCCTGTTTGAGGCGGCGTCTCGGTCTCCCGCCGAAGGGCAAGGGCAATTCCGTTCGTGAAATTTACGTCCTCCCCTCTGATATTCACGGGTCAGTCGAAGAAGCTCGCGGTCAAGCGGTCCTTCGCGCCGTTAAGAAGAAGACTAAACAGATTGAGGAGCCAATCCTCGTCGTAGATGTGTCGTGATTGCGCCGAAACCTTTCAGTGAATTCACTCCATCCGAGTATCGAGAGTACGTCAGAGGACTTTACTTTAAGAAGCTGCCGAAGAAATCAGCGAAGAAAGTTCTTCCGGAAGTCTCTTGGGGTCGAACGAAAAAGAATAGTTTGACCTTAAGGATTAAGCGAAAGCCTAAGTCGATAACGCAAGCGGAATTCACTCTTATTGCAACTGAGTCCCTTACTCCACTTAATGAATTATTTATGTACCTGAAAAAGAAGAAAATCTTGCTTCAAGGTTGAGTTTAGTGTTACACCTTTTCCTTAACACGAGGAGAGAAGATGAAAATACAAGATCTAGCCAAAGAAATTGCCTTGCGTGAGGGAAAGAAATCACAAGCTCACATTGGAGACATTCGTGAGATTTTGTCCATAATGAGTGACATGTTTTACTCCGAGCATGAGGCGTCTGTTTTCCTTCCCCCCATGTTCTACCTGAATGGCGAGAAACGTGCGAAAAGGAAGAAGAAATGAAAGATGGATGGGACACTATAGCCACGACCATTGTCTGCCTGACTGTCTTGTTGGCTATTTCGATCATTCGAGATTGGTCTTTAGATTACACCAAAATCGAAGCTGCCAAAGAAATTATTAAACTTAAAAACCTTGATTGCGCTTTAGAAAAAGAATTGGGGATTACAAAATGACAACGCTATTAATTAATTGCATTCTTGTCGCCTCGACGTCAGCACATCCGAAAATAATTTCCACTGAGTCGATAAGAATAGTGACGCCAAAACCTACGGTAGTTTATCAGTGTCAGCTTGCGAAGGTTGATGCGACAAGACCACTGAGAAGGATTGCGAAATTATGATTAAGGATATGCTGATTGGTTTTCTTATGTTTATTTTATTCTTAATTGTAATTGCATTGGGGTCTTGGCTTTTAAAAGATACCCCGATTGGATTTTAGTAAAAATTCATGTAATTGTCTAGAATGAGTTACAGTTTTTATTAAGGAAAACATGACATTAAAGTCCGCATTGTGGAAATTGACTGACGTTTGAGTGATTTCTATATGGTACCCATTAACCTGGATGGGCTAAGTCTAGAGCAGTACTGTGAGCCATATAGGAATCACTGAGGCGGTTAGTATGCGGATAAACCGTGGGCGTCTATTAAATAGATCACTTCACTGACACGAAGTGCGCCTCAACTTTATGAACTAAAACTTAAAAGGAGAAGTATGAATATATTCCCAATTCTTATACTAGTGATTGTTGTAACAATTTGCACAGGTGGTCTTATGCAATGCCACAGCGACATTAAAAAATCTGAGATGAGAATCGAATGTGAGAAAATCATAAAGGACAAGCCATGATCACGAAACAGGAGTTGATTGAGTTATGAGTTTTAAAATTATGAATAGATTGTTTTGGATTGGTAAAAGTCAGAGTTTTTGTTGGTTTTCATTTAATAAATACCACACTGTTTGTGTAATAAATATTGCTGGCATCTTTATTTCTATTGATAGACCAAATAATAAATTGGAGTCTAAATGATAACAAAACCTAGTGCTGTGAGTGAGTTCGTCTGGTACTCCCCATATCACGATCAACTTTTCGTGAATGAACTTACACAATGCAGACATACTAAAAAATGCACATGGAAGAATTGTCCTTCGTATATTTTAGACATGGATAGAAGTACTTTTCGGACTGACATTTCTCCCGATGGAAAATCAGGGACATGTGGACCGGATAAAATATTTTATGAAGTTATATATTACATGGGAGAATTATGAAATCAACAAACGAATCAAAATGTTTTAAGTGTCCTAATTGCAAAGACGAGTACGTTAATTTCACAGCTTGTGAGGAAATCGATGAGCTTCAAAAAGACGTTGAATATGCTGAAGAAGAAAACCGACAGATGTCGATAGCACTCGTTAGGATTAATGAGATTGTGGATAGGCATTCAAATGATGCAAGCTCAAGTATTCAAAAGTTATGTGCGCAGATTAAGTTATATTCGGACGAGGAGCAAAGGCAGGATGGCATCTAAATGAAAATTAAATTAGTAAAACTGCCAGATGAATCTAGTGAATTTGATAATTCGAAAGTTATCATTACTGGGGAAATAAATACATTAGATGAGGCCCTTGAACTCTATGAAGACTTCTTAAGGGCTTGTGGCTTTTCCTTAATGGGTGACTTGATAACAAAGAGTGACGAATAAAAAGGCCCCCACAGAATGCAAAGGCCCAGCTTGAAGATTAAATTAATGCAATTCGGTACACTTTAACTGTGCCTTTAACCGATAACTCAAACTTTTCAGCTTCAGTCTCAGTCGCAGCAGTATAAAGAATCCATTTCTCGCCGAAAATAGCATTCTCAGGATCAGCGGATAGAACATCAAATCCCTCAACGCCTTGGAGACCAGTGTCTCCCTTATCGCCTTGAATTCCTTGTTCGCCCTTAGGCCCAACTTCGCCCTGGGCGCCGACTTCGCCTTGAGGACCTGTCAAACCAACTTCACCGGTGTCGCCTTTGTCTCCCTTGTCGCCTTTTACGCCTTGAGGACCAGTGTCACCAGTTAAGCCAGCCTCACCGCGCAGACCTGTTTCGCCCTGAGCACCTTGTGGACCGAGTTCGCCCTGGATACCTTGCAAGCCAGTAGCACCATCAAGACCATTAAGCCCCATGTCGCCTTTTTCGCCACGTTCGCCGCGCTCACCCTGAATGCCCTGTTCTCCCTGTGGTCCAACTTCACCTTGGTCTCCCTTTTCGCCCTGAATTCCTTCGACGCCCTGTAATCCCTGTAAGCCTTCAACACCCTGTAGTCCTTGTATGCCTTGGTCTCCTTGAATGCCTTGAAGTCCTTGTTCTCCCTGTAGGCCTTGAATACCTTCAACACCTTGGTCGCCCTTAGGGCCGACGTCACCTTGAATTCCCTGAAGACCCTGAGGACCTTGATCTCCCTGGATTCCCTGAGAGCCCCGAAGTCCTTCAGCACCAGTGGGACCCGCTTCGCCCTGTTCGCCTTTTTCACCGCGCTCACCGGTCAATCCCATTTCCCCAGTATCGCCCTTATCACCACGCTCGCCTTTTTCTCCGGCTGCGCCTTGAATACCTTGGGCGCCCTGTGGCCCCATGGAACCAGTCTCACCGGCATCACCTTTATCGCCCTTAGCGCCATCATTTCCAGCGGGACCTACGTCACCGCGATCTCCCTTGTCGCCTTTTTCTCCGACAGCAGAGCCGTCCATGCCCTTAGGACCTTGAACGCCCTGAGCGCCTTGAGGACCGACAGGACCTTGGTCTCCCTTAACTCCATGAACATTCACAATGTGCGCCCCTTTTTGATCGACCTTATCGCGGTCATCAAACACGATTACTTTTTTTCTATCGAACATAAATCTCCCCTTGTTAAAGTTAACGGTCTTAAATATAAGCAAATCTATTATGGAATCTAATTGTAGTATATGCCAAACAAAAGCGAAACTTAAACGCATCCGGAAGTCCGGTACTAGACTAGACGGATGCCTCATCTGTCGACTAAGATTTTATCAGCTACAAACACACAGGAGGCGAACGCCCCTGAAGGAGTGGGTCAGTGATAAAGAATTTCTTAGTAATCTTATTCGTATCGATGGTGATTCCTGGATGTGGAAGTCTAAGTAACCTAGCACAAAACTCACTGTATCCTACGGAGATGGTTAATAAAGACTATCCGCCCCTCGCTAAAGGTTCAGCTCCTTATGAAGAGATTCAACTGGGTCCTATTCATGGTTACACTAGTCGGGAGCCCTTCTCTCCCGTTGTAATAGTCTACCTTCACGGCAATGCGGAAAGTCTCGTCTCCGATATTCCTCTCTTCGATTTATTTTTTAAGCTGCGTTACAGTTTCGTCGCCATTGATTATCCAGGATACGGACACTCAATGGGAACCCCAAGTGAGGAGACCCTGCGTAACGCTGCCATTGCAGCGATTCAATTTGCGAAGGATAATTTCCCAGGACAGAAAGTAGTTCTGTGGGGCAGATCTCTCGGTGCAGCAGTAGCCCTTCAAGGTTACGACATTCAAGTAGATAAGCTGATTCTACTCTCAGGCTGGACCACTTTCGAGGAAGCGGCGAAGAACATAAGTCCCCTTGGTCGATTAATTCCGAAAAAGTTTCTCGATAATAACAGATATGACTCTCTCGCTAAGATGAAAAAAGTTACCTCACCGACGCTAATCATTCACGGATCGAAGGACGAAGTAATTCCCTTCTCTCATGGTGTCGCACTCAGTCTCGCGACTGACGCTGAAGTTCATTTCCTTCGTCTCGAAGGGGCAGGACATAATGATGTCTTCGGACGCAATGAGTTATGGAGCGAGATATTCCACTTCATTAGCGAATAAAAATCCATTTGACCCTTTAAGTCCTGAGGCTCTAGTCTTTAGTCTACCGACAGAGGGGTCTATATTGGGTGCTCAGAGTTTAATCGGAATATGTACAGGGGAAAAGTTCTTGAGAGTTTCCTCTAAGTCGCGTTACGGGGGATGGCTCCGTAAGAAGGAAGATTGTTCCTTTCGGACTAAAGACCAGAAATTAGATTTTTGCCCTGAATGCGGTCACGCACTCTTCTGGTCGAAGACTGGAATTGGTTTCCTGACTGTCGAAGAGTTGCGACAAATGTCATGATATCCTGTTCACTCACTGAGATTGCTTTTTGATTTAAATAAAGAGACGATAAAACTTTGGAGGTTTTATGGGACGTACAGATTTAACGATAAAATATGAAGATATTGCAGCGAGCCAAACGGCACAGGTGCTGGGCGCAACGGGATCAATCGGAGATAGACTTGATTTAATAATAATAATTCCAGAGACTACATCTGCGGGTACTGTGGCACTACTGGACGGAGCAGTTTCACGAAATATATTCATAGCAGGAACGCTTACCGGTCTTAATCCTATTATAATCCCAATTGGTGCGCGTTCAACGAATGCGGGCGGATGGAAGATTACGACGGGTGCTGCTGTTCACTGTATCGCGATAGGCGAATTCAGCTAAGACGGAGATACCATGTCTCACCGTAGGAATTACAAAAGGAAAAAAGGACCGAAAATCCTACAAGAAGGATGGATGCGTCGCTTTCTGTCTTCTCCTGGATTCGGATCTGGCCCAGACTTAATGTCGGGTGCCGACGGCGCATTAGTCGTTAACGGAGTATTCTCTTCCATTAATGCAGGGGATATTAAAAGGTATTCATCTATATCAATTATCAATAATGGTGTTCTTCAAATTCTAGGTGCGCAGACTTTAGGCTTAGGTGTAAATAACGGAACGACTCCAACAATTATCGGCTGTTCTGGGAACTGCACTATTAATACGGGCGGCGCAATAGAGATTGTCGAGAATGCTGCAAGCACAGAGAATGGAGCTGCCGGCGGAGTTACCTTTTCGGCTCCAGTAGTCCCTTTTGATTCTGTTGTAAACCCAATTGAATATTATGCTGAATATATGTATGGCGGCGGCGGCGGTGAAGGTCATCTTTTTGGGGGGAACGATTATGTTCCTACGGGTGGTGGCGGAGGTGGCGGCTCTTCTAGTGAGGGAGGCAATAGCTACACCAGTTTTTGGGGTTATGCAGGAAGTGGCAGTGATGGATCTTATGCAGGAGTTGGCGGCGTTGGTTTTAGCCCTGCCGATGGCTTTTCCGCTAATGGCACTAATGGAATTGGTGGCGAAGGACCAACTGGAGTATCGGATGGTGGTGGCGGCGGCGGAGGAGTCCGCGCTATTTCTGGAGGTATGCTTTACTTACAGGTCGCAGGCACTCTTACTGTTTCAGGGACTGTTATTTATGCTCAGGGTGGAACTGGCGGTAACGGCGGCAATGGCGGAATAAGTGACTCCGGTGACGATGACTCTTATGGCGGCGGTGGTGGTGGAGGCGGTGCGGGTGGAAATGGCGGATGCATTACCGTCCGATATAAATCTGGAGCTTTCGCTGCGGGGAATGTTTTTGTAGTTGGTGGCAATGGTGGTATCGGCGGCACAGGTGGAATAGCTTCAGGCAGTTTTTATACACGAGATGGATTAGACGGTGGTAGCGGAGTTAGCGGAACTAATGGGGTGATAGACATTGCAACCTATTAATTATTTAATAATGTGGTCTGGCGGAATTGATTCCACTTACGTTTTAGCCAAGATGTTGAAAGAAACAGATAACAATATTTTTACGCATCATATTTGCTTACATAACTTTGAGCGCAGAGGGGATGCTGAAGTTCAAGCACTAAAGAAGTTAATGCCAAAACTTCAGGCTATACGACCTTTTATGTACACAGAAAATTTAATTGACGATTCACGTATGCCGACCATGGTTTATGATATGGCTAGAGTTTGTTTCGAGGCGGGTGCAGTATCAAAAGCGTTTTATCATTATCCAAAACAAGTCAAACTTGATAGGTGGACGATAGGGACACATGAGGCAGAGGGACATAATTGGGAGCGTTGGGAATTTATAGGTCCAGCAACACGAGCTGCTGAGTGGACTAAAGGCCGAACTGAGTGGATTGAATTTGAGCTACCTGAGATGGTGAATAAAAAAGAAGAAATGAGATACTTAAAAGAGTTAGGCTTACTGGATGAATGTTGGTATTGCCGAACTCCAATTCCTGATGTTGAATTAAAAACATATAAAACATGCGGCAAGTGTAAGACTTGTTACGAAGTTAAGGAGAATTAAAATGGCTGATAGTTATATAAAAATAGACAATAGTACGATAAAGAAAACTTCCCAAAAAGAAGAAGTGCTTAATATCGATATGCTCAAGAAAAGAAAAGAAATGCTAGACGCTGAGCTCGCTCGGGTTAATGAGGCAATTGCTCAAGCATTACTTCTTGGCGTGATACCTAGAGTTTAATCACTCTTTATAAGGGAATAATCCTAGGAACGCCATTCTCGACAACACCGCAGGAAGAGGTCCATTTAGTCCACTTACTCGACGTATACTGAAGAGGCAGAGATTTCTCATCTGCCATATAACCAACATCCATTGACCAAAGATTTTTATTTTCATACTCAATACATGGTCTGTGCCTGTGTCCGTGAACTACAGGTGAGCCGAAAAACTTCGCATGATCGAGGCTTTTCGAGAGCCATCCGTGAGTGTAAATAATTCCGCCTATTTTCAGATAATCTCGGTCAGAGTCCATCACTTTCACTCCGTCAAACTTATAAAGATTGCGGAAGGAAAAGAAGGAGCTAAGTTCGGGCAGACGTTCCGAAATTCTCTTCGATAGGCGGACATCATGATTGCCAATTATTTGATAACATTTAGCTCTCGGTGCAATTTTCTGCAACTCAGTCCACATATCTGCGGCAAGATTTAATCCATAATCGATTTCCTCTTTCGGCGAAACGTCCAGACTTCGAGAGAAGGAACTGAATACATACTGATCAAGGAGATCGCCTATTTGGACTATATGTGTGGGCTTTATTTTTTTCGCGAATGAGATGAGATTAGAGTAAGCAGATTTGCTATGGAAGGGAAAGTGCGTATCTCCTATGACGAGAACTCGATGTTTCTTCACAACTGAAGTCTGGCAAGGCTTTCAGGTCGAGTCACCTGACCGAAGGTCTAAATTAAATTACTGAAGCGAGCTTGAAACTTCCGCCATCGTAATGATTGAGTCAATTCGATCGGCGAAAGATCGAAGAGCCTGTGCGAATTCATCCGGTGCGAGAGCTTTATCGGAGTGACATACGAGAGTGACAGTCTTTCCGTCCTCTGAATTCAAAAGCTCGAATTCAAATTCCGTCCCATCCTCTTCATATTCAAATTCCGTATCATCTTCGAAGTTACTCATGTGCTCCCCCTTAGATGTATTTTGGCAGTACCGTCGTGATAAAATCTGCGCGATATTTCATAGGTCGAATTCGAACGAAGGCATTTTGACTTATCGCTGCATCGAGGGAAGTTGTCGCAGATCCGCCACCTCCCGCTTCGATGACGAGATTATTCCCGATTACGGCGGCGACATGGATGATGCGTCGAAAGTCCTTGCCATAAAAAGCAAGAGCGCCAACTGCGGAGTTATTATACTGACCCTCTTTAGTTAGCAGGATGTCATAGAGTCCTTGTGCTGTCAGGTCGGACTCACTCTTCGGATGTCCACCGAAAGCACGAAGAAGTTCCTGTGCGAAGCCGGAACAGTCGTATCCGCGAAGAGGATCGTCTCCTCCCCATAGATAATTAATTCCGACGAACTGAAGTGCGTAGAGTTTAAATAGTTCCGTCGAGAAGATCATTTGCTGCTCTTCTTGTTTAACTCTCTATGCAAGATGTCGTGATGTGATTCGGCTGCGGCGAAATCTTTCGGTGACACACAAGTGTATCCGATCATGTCGACAGTCGTAATATCTCGAGGAGGATTCTGTCCGAATGGAGTTTCACAGTAAGCGATCTGTCCATCTACGATGGTGCAGAATTCAACGACCGGCTCTTTAAGTCCCTTGGATATACAACCGCCAAGATTAATCGAGAGAATAATTAACAAGCTTACTTTTAGCATTTCGGAACCTCATTTTTAATTCCTCGGGAACGGGCTCGCCCTTTAAGACGAGCGCCTTAATTTCTGCTGATATTTCCTCTAAAGTCTGGGCTCGTTTCTCACGTTCTTCCGTGAGTTCGTCCTGTTTGCCTTTCTCGCGAAACCAAGATATGAGGAGACCTCCCCATTCAGCGGCTTTACCATAGAGCCAATTCAGTGCGGCAGTAACGAGCCAAGTAGGCATGACTAGTCCTTCTCGCCGTCGATTTTATCGATCGCGCTGAGACATAAATCCTCAAGTTGTTTCTTAAAAGGCAAGAGCATGTCATCGTATTTATTTTCAGACTTAAGGATTAGGTCCTCAAGTAAGGGAAGTACTAATTCCTTCACTACGGATTTCGCTGCATCTTCACCAATATTCAACGCTACTTTTTTTGCGTCAATCGCCATAAAACTCTCCTTGTTATTAATTTAACTCGCCATCATTGGCTGTTTAATTATTGTTTGTATCTTCTAATTTCTCAAGTCTATCATCAAGGCGGTCTAGTGCTTTTTCGAAGGAAGTCAGACGTTCTGTTAAACTATTAACCGTCAAGGATAATTCGTGAATGCTACGCGCAATCTGACTTATCGTAAAGGCTGAAAATCCAATGATTCCAGTAAGTAATGTATAAAAACCCCATACTATAAACTCAGGAAAATCATGCGGTAAGTCCATGCATTACACCTCCATATTACTTTAATTACTTTTTTGGCGGTGTGCCATGTAAAAATTATCTTGAATTAGTGTAACCTTTTATTTAACGTCATTTTCGTACTCAGAGGGGAAATTCAAAATGCTAGTTAAAACAGAGCTTAATGAGGCTGCGATAGTCCTGCTGCCCATGCCTAAAGAAATGCTTTCCGTGACTAAAGTAGGGAGCCAGACGAAGGTCAGAATTAATTCCTCAAGTTTGGATATTATTCAGTCCTGCCTCCGTAAGGCCCAGTATTCCCTCCTCGAAGGATGGCAATCAAAAGAAGAATCATCTGCGACATTGTTCGGCTCTGCCGTACATAAATGTCTTGAGGTATTTTACTCTGGCACTCCGGAGCAACGTCACGTCCCGCATCTCGAGAAACTCGAACTCATGAGCTATGGAAATGTAATTCCAAATGAGGAGATAGATCTATGTCTGCGCTCCTTTCGTGCCTTTCTTAATGTGGCTAAGGCACTGAGTCCACTTCCTGAGTCGGATAAACGATCCCTCCAGAATGGTGCTTGGCTTATGTGGTGTTATTTTAAGTCCTACAAGGACGATCCTTATGTCTGCTTTGAGGACTCTTATGGTCCCTTCCTCGAGAGAAAATTCAGTCTCATTATTCATCAGGACGACTCACTCATGATCGAGATCTTCGGCACAATTGATTTCGCCTTCCGTGATATTCACTCCGGTGAGATTATTCTCGGAGATCATAAAACGACTTCGCAGCTCAATTGGGGCGGATCAAGTTATTTCGACAGAGAGAAGCCGAACCATCAATACACCTGTTACGCTCTCGGTGCCTTCGAATGCTACAGCATTAACTCACGAAACTTCATGGTGAATGTAGTCGAAGTTAAAGCGAGACCGAAGACGGAGAAGGCGAAGGGGCCGAACTTTCCTCGGCAAATTACGACTCGCACGGAAGAGGACTTCGCCGAATTTAAGGCGACAATGATTTATTACGTTAAAGAATACCTGAGAGCCGTAGATTCAAAGTATTTCCCGCTCGGTCCCGTCGGCTCATGTAACGCTTACGGTTCATGTAATTATCGGCAGGTTTGCTCGGCTCCGAAAGCTCTCAGGCATAATGTTTTAAATGCGAAATTTAATCAACGACAAGGAAACAACAATGAAACTAAGTGAAGTTAAAACGGCAGAAAATCTCAAGGTCCTCGTGTGCGGGTCCCCTGGCTCCGGAAAGACATGCTTCGCTGCATCTTTTCCTTATCCCCTTTTGTTTCTGGATTTCGATAATAAAATAAATTCAGCAGCAGCTTGGTTCGCTGATGATAAGACGAGACTTGAAAACATTGACGTACGTCAATTAGGAAAGAGGCTCGACGGAGCGGATCCCATAGTCGAAATGAATAAGATAATCGCAGAGGAATTAATTCCGCAGCAGAAGTCCGGAGAGATGAAATATAAAACTCTCGTCGTAGATAGTATGACTACTTTCAGTGCCGCTGTACTGGCTCATATCGTAAAGACGAATCCAGGAATAAAACGTGTCCCCTCCTCGCAAGGAGTTCAAGCCTGTATGCAAGACTTCGGCATCCTCAAGAGAGAGTTCGCGCGATTAATTCCAGGACTTCTCTCCTTGCCTATGAATGTCATAATGACTGCACATATTAAAATAGATAAGTCGGATCTTACGGGAGAAATTATTCGCAGTCCCATTATGGACGGATCATTCTCGCAGGAACTTCCCATATATTTTGAAGAAGTTTATCGCGTCTTTAATAAAGAAGGTAAACCTTACGCGCAAACGAAATCAGACTCTTATTATGATTTCTGTCGTAGTCAGATTCCAGGCCTCCCTAATCCAGTCGAACTCAGCTATCAAAACTTAACGAAGAAATGGAAGTAAATTATGCTTTATACTAATCCAGTCAATCCAGTCCTGAAGGAATTCGCTGAACGTATCATTAATGACGTTAATGCACTGACTCCGGAGCTCTCAAAACAAGGGATCAATTACGATCACGTGGACATTAAATCTCTCATCGAAACGGCCAATCTCTATGTTGTACTGACACAAGTACTACATGAGCTACGGCAGATGAATCAGCGTGAGCACCTGAAAGATTTTCCTGCTTCAATGTTAAATTTAAACAAATAACAACGGCCCTCGGGCCCTAAACAAGGAGAGAACTATGCTAGTAAAACCATCATTCGACGACATTCAAGATGACGTTGGACCAGGCACCTACAAAGGTCGCATTAAAGCTGCGAAACTTGGCGAATGGCAAACAGGAACCCCATACATCAACTGGGAAATCGAGACTTATGGTGAGTCCGATGCGAAAAATAACGGTCGTCGCATATTTCATAAGACTGCGACATCAGGAAAAGGAGCATTTCAGCTTCAGAAACTTTACCGTGCAGCGACAGGTCAAGTCCTTAAAGGTGACTTCGATACTGATCAACTTCTAGGTAAAGAAGTCGAAGTAGAATTAGTCGACGGAATTAACCGTCAAACTGGTTCTCCATCAGGCTACGTAGAAGTAAAAAGTGTTCGTTCCGTCGTAGGAAACTAGAAGTATCATTTAACAACAAGAGAGCCGACTAGTATGAATCAACTTGAGTCTTCCCCACTGATGTACATCATAGTTGATGAAGTACGGTCGGCCTCGCCTGAAGTATTCGGAATCTTTTCCGTCTATCAATGGGAGAGTTTGCGGTCGAAAATACTTCGCGCTGGATTCAGTCTCAACGATGTTCGTGTCGTCCTCCTTTCAACTTTACTTGAAATACCGAAGAGTCCCGTCATTGTTGGCCTCGGGGAGAAAACTCTCACCCGACTAACGGAGAAACACGGCATCGATAAATGGCAACTCAGTCCCTTTACTCTCGACAACGGCTCAACCTTCCTTCCGACCTTTGACATGACTCGAGCACAGAAACAATATGAGCTCGGGTTTTTTCAGGAGTTAACTTTTCATCGAGCTTACGAGTATGCGAAGAAGCCCCGTCAGGCTGCGATTGAACGCTTTCACCTCAATCCTCCACTCGGTGAGGCAATAGAGATCCTAAGGAGCATTAAGGATGAACCAGAAATCGCAGTCGACGTTGAAACAGGATATGGACAGATTAACACGGTTGGCTTCGCGTGGAGCGAATCAGATGCAATTGCAATTAACGTTCTGCCCGACCGATGTGGTGATATCGCTTACTACGAATTATGGAAGGGAATCAATGACGTGCTCTCCGGAGGATCTCGAAAGATTTTCCAGAATTTTATCTATGACACTAGTTACTTTCAAGCTTATGGAATTCGAATAGAAGGTGAAATCTTCGACACAATGTGGGCAATGAAAGTGCTCTATCCTGAATTTAAATCAAATCTTGGTAATGTCGGTCGTGTCTTCACGAAGCGGACTTACTGGAAGGACGACGGAAAGGTAACAGATGAAGAAGGAAAAAAGAAAAACTGGGGCGACGTCCGCGACTGGCCTCGACATTACACTTACAACTGCCGAGATACGACAGGAACTCTTGAGTCTAGTCGTGCGCAGCGAGCCGAAATTGAATCTCGCGGACTTAGTGAGTTTTATTTTCGCTATCTTTCCCGACTCATCGAACCCATTCGAGAAATGTGTCGGACAGGGATGCCGCTCGACCTTACGGTACGAGATAAAATCAAAAACGAAACGGAAGAGAAAGTCGCGCAGCTTACAAAAGAGTTTCACGAAAAAGTCGGACGCGATTTAAATCCGAGATCACCGAAACAAGTTCAAAATTATCTTAAGGAAAAAAACATCGTCCTGCCGAAGAAGTATGACAAGGAGACTGAAACTTACAGGGAGAGTGCCGATTCAGCGTCACTGAAGAAGATTCGCCTCAAGAGGCCGGAGTTGACAGAGCTCGGACTTCTCGCTGACATCAAGAGTCTCGATAAGGCATTGAGCTCCTACATTAACTTCACTCCCCGTCATGACGGTCGTGTGAGTTACTCGCTTAATGGGGCCGGAACGGAAACTCTCCGATGGTCTGGGTCAAAGGACCCCTGGGACAGAGGCTTCAACATTCAAACAATTCCACGAGAGGGCGGAGATGTCTCAATTAAATCAATGTTCGTTTCTCCTGCGGGTCAATCCTTCCTTGAAATTGATCTTCGTCAGGCTGAGTCTCGTTTTGTTGCTTACGATTCTGCTGACAGTGTTCTTATCGATATGCTTGAGTCTGGGTCAGACGTACACACGCATGTTGGAAATGCGATCCTCAAACAAATGGGTCGAGACCCCTCTGTGATTCCGAAGGAGGAATTCAAGTCGACATGGCGTCAGCTCGGGAAGAAAGCGGGACACGGATTAAACTACGGGATGAAGCCGAAAGTATTCGTCGAAACTGTTTTCAATGAACTTGATATTGTAATCTCGACTAAAGACGCGGAACTCATTACGCAAGCTTATTATAATTTATTTCCTGGGATTCCTCGTTGGCATAGTTGGATTCGAAACGAACTCTACACGAAGAGGAAACTTACAGCCCCTTCAGGATGGGAAAGATACTTTTATGGACGCCCTGGCGACGATATGCTGAAAGAGGGTCTCGCTTGGAGACCGCAACACACCATTCCATGGATCACGAATCACCTTATGCTGCATTTAGCGGAGTGGCGAAAAACAACGAAAGGTCAATTTCGCTTCGTGGCACAAGTACATGATTCCTTGATCATGCTCGTTCCCGATGATGAACTAAATGATCTTGCGCAAGTCTGTCTTAATTATAAATTATGGCATCCCCAGGTAACACTTTCTGGAGGTCAGATGATGATTCCGACGGAAGCGAAGGCAGGAAAATGTATGGCCGATTTAAAGGAGATTCACCCATGAAAAAAATCACGCAGAAACAAATTGATAAAATGATTCTCGATGAGATGCAAATTGTCCTCGAGGAGGAGAGACAGAAAATACTCGACCGCGTTCAAAAGAAAGTTCATCAGATGCGCAAGCAGGAGAACGATGCGAAACTTTCCTGATTTCATTACGGCATACATGAACTACGCTCGAGATCATTTCTGTCCCGATGAGTTTCATCAATGGACCGGACTCTCCGTCATGGCGTCGGCGATTGAACGTAAAGTTTCCTTGAAGCAAGGGAAAAATTACCACATACCTAATCTCTATGTAATGCTCGTCAGTCATCCTGCCGTAGGGAAAAGTACTGCCATGAATCGTGGTGTCGATCTTCTTGAGGAACTTCGAGTGAGGCACAACAGGTCGATCCGCTTCGTCTCAAATCAATCGACAGAACCCGCTATGGTTAAGTCAATGCTTCTTAAGGAATATTTCACTGTGGCGGAGGGAAAAATCCAAATCCCGCACTCCTCCGTATTCTTCTACGCAAGTGAGGCTTCCTCTTCGGCACTTCAAAATACTTGCGGAAACTTCGTAGCGACACTGACGGATCTTTTCGACTGCCCGAAGAAGTTCGCCAGCTCAACAATATCCCGAGGTGATCTGGAGATTGAGAACGCTTGTGTGAATCTACTCGCGGGATCAACATTTAATTACCTTCGTGAACTCGTAAATGAGAAATCCGTCCTGGGCGGCTTCGCCTCTCGTTTAATTTACGTAGTAAATAAAGAACGTAAAGTGCGGGAAACTAAATGGGAAGAGGAAGTAACAGAGGATAAAGAGCTGAAAGATAAACTCCTCGAGGATCTTCTTCAGATTAATAAACTGGCGGGACCAATGAAGCCGACAGCGGGATTCATTGATCGAATAGAAAAGTGGCAACCTAACTTTGATCGCGAATTAATCGCAATGAAATCAGAGCGTCTCGAAGCGATGTCCTCTCGTCGTGGAACTTACTTAATTAAACTCTCTATTTTAATGAGCATTAGCGAGGGGGATTCTCTCGTCGTAACGGAGAAACATTTTGACCGCGCTCTCGAGTTACTGGAGTCCGTAGTCAAGGATAATGCTTACGTATTGGCACAATCTATGATTGCTAATTCAGCAGACTCACAGTCGGGACTTAATCTCTACATCATAAGGGCGGCGAAAACTGCGGGAGGGACGATAAGTAAACAATCCCTTCGTCAAGCTGCCCTGTTAAGTGGAAACGAAACGAGTCGAATTAATAATACTTTAGAGTATATGGTGGAATCGAAAGTTCTTCAGTACGACATGGACAAATCAACTTACAAACTCCTTATTGATCCGGATATTTACCTCTAAGTCATCATCCTTATTGCCCCACTTCTCGAGACCGATCAAATGAATGGCGAGTTTTTTCTGTTCAAACTTCTCTGCCATATCCTGAAGGATGATCTGTGATCCGACGGGGAGGGAGTGAAATTCCTCACGAAGTTTCTCATTGATGAAATAAATCATTGTCGGCCCTTTTGGACGGAGTTCTGCGGATTTTGCTGTCCGAGAAACTCATCGAGGCCGAAAGTCTCCGGTCCAACTGCGGCGAGTGTTCCCGCACGTCGTGCCTGCGTTAGAACTTCATTGAGTATATTTCTCATTGCAGTTTTATTTTTCTTCGGTACTTGCGTCAGGAAGGACTCAACACCTTCGCGAGAGATAACTTTAAGTATTCTATCGTTCTTTGCAGTAAATTTAGTCAGAGCTTGTACGGCACTTAGTCCTCTAGTCCAGTAACTTAAGCCCCCGAAATGCTGTTTCAATTTCTCCTCGAGTTGTTTATCCGATCCCTTAATTGCTGCATTCTCCACTTGCTCCGCAAGGTCGAAAGAACGCAGGACGAGATTCTTGTTAACGCCCCCACGAGCGGGAAATAACTCATCAAGATACTCAGAGCCGAGACCTGCAAGTTCTTTCCTCATTCCCTCAGCATTAAATCCAGAAACTTTCCCTGGATTACGATGTTTCAGTGCGAGCTCTTCCATATATTGTCCGATTAGATTTTCATAGAGATCAGGTTTTTCCTGGAGTAGAAACTCTTTCGCAGAGCGTAGATTCGCTAAGCCCTCTTTACCTTTATTCACGAGACCCTTGGCGAAAGTATTCATCCCGATGTCGTCACGAAGATAACCTTCGAGCTGATCCATTGACTTAGAGATTGAGCCGAAACGCTTCATCTTCTCTGCGTACAAGAGGGCATCATCTGGTTTAAGTACCATTGGCATAGCTTCGCGGGAGTCTGTACGGAGAGCCGAAGAAACTTTACCGATTGCATTCTTATAAACACCGCCGATTCGACGAGCAGTTTCATTTTTCGCTCCCATAAATTGCGACTCATTAAGCATGTCATCAATCGTAAGACCGCCCTTCATGAGTTTATTATTGAGGCGGATGAGATCACCCTTAAATCCTGCGACGAGATCTTTACTTCCGACGATTTGAATTAAATCATCCTCTTTCGGAAAAACTAATTTTCCTTCCTTCATTTTAACTCCGACGGATTCGAATATGTCCTTAACCGCTTGAGAGGTCTGCGGAGAAGGCAAGGGAGTTTTCTTAGCCGTATCTTTAGCCATCTTACGGAAATCACCGAGGACGGCTCCTTCTGCTTTACGGACCGAATTAAATAGTCCATTAATTTCCGAAGCATTAACTGCATTTTCAAGGGGAACGCCCTCACGGATAACCTGATTGAGTCGACCCTTCTTTGTAAGTCCCGCTGCTGTCTCAGTGAGATCGAGAACAGTTTGTCCGATACTTTCCGTAGCTTCTTTCTGCGCCTGTATAAATGCAGGTTCTTTCGCCACGGAGAGCGCTGCGAGTTCCGCTTCTGGCATTCCAGGAATAATTTGATTCGCAGGAATAGTCGTATTATTGAGTCCCATATTCCGTAAATCGGCAAGAGTCTCTAGATTCGACTTAACTCCTTCAGTGAGTTTATCGACAGGAGCGACTTCCTCAAGTTTTCTAATCTTATCGAGACGCAAACGACGTGCAGCGAATTTCGCGGCAAAAAAATTACCGGCACCTTCGCCTGCTGTGTAAGCTGCTCCTTCCATGAGAGCTTCTCCGGTCTTTTGTACGACACCCTTCTGCTCCGCAGGAACGACTCCACCGAAAGATTCAGCAGCTCCATCTACGGCAGCGGTTGCGGCAGCGGCACCGAGACCTGCGCCTGCGACTATTCCCATAGGACCAAGAGGGGCACCTGCTACTCCTCCAGCGACTCCGCCCATCGTCTGTATATACTCGCGATAAAAATCAGAATAGAGATCATTTACTACTTCGAAAGTTGAAGGATCAAGCTCACGAAACGCTTTATCCCCTGGTTGTTTAATAAAAAACTTTCCGTCTTTTTGTTTAACGTTACCCGTTCCGAGTCTCTTCTCGAGAGTCAGTTTCACGGACGCGGGATCTTTCGCAAGATTCGCTTGAACACGAAGAGGAACATCTTTGAGCTGCTGCGCGATGTCCGTATTGATCCCCATAAAAGAAGAGGGCTCCTGGATGGGGAAATCCCCCTGCGCGGGAGCCTGATCAGGGGTCAATCCCTGTTCCTGCGCGAATGCTTGAGCGTCTGGACTCATCTCCTGAGTGCCTGCCGGAGGAGCTGAAGGTGCCTCGTAAGCAGAGAGAAACGCTTGAGCGTCATCACTCAAGTTTTCATTCGCAACGGGACCTTTAAGTGATCCAGGTTTAGGTGCAGGTGCGTTTTGAATTCCGGCCATAATTACTTCCCTTCGAGTTCTTTTCTTACTTCAGCTTCATTTTTTCCGTTCTTCGTCATTAGTGCATTAATGATTGCCGCCTGGTCTGAGGAGGAGAGGGCGGAAAACTTTTTCGTCGCAGGTTGTTTTAAGAATCCTCCTGCAATAAATTCAGATCTTGCATTTTTATCCGTAAGCAGCTCTTTATCAATTTCCGCTTGAAGTTTTTTAATATTCTCAGAGTTACTTAGTCTAGGATCAATTGCCTGAGATCTTATCGCATCAATCTGCGCTTGTGTCGGATTCGGATCACCTGTTCTTTGCTTAATATCAATACTAGAATGAACTTGATCAACGAGTGCCTTAGCTTTTTCATCTGTTCGTGCTAAGACATCAAGTGTCGATCCATAAGGAACCTTCTTCTCGATTGTTCCGAATTTAATTTCATTATTCTGTAGTTTACTTATTGCACCACGAAGGGCTTCAACACGTTTACGTGTTCCTGCTTCTCCGCCTGATGCTTTATATGCAGACCATAACTTACCAATATCCTTACGTGCTTCAACTTCACCCGCAGCTTGTTGCCCTTGGATCTGCTTATTGAGTGACGCAGTCGCCGTCGCTTCTGCACGTTGTTGTGCTTCAACTGCGGCAATACGCTCCGCTTGTGCGGCTTCGATCTTCGGACGATATTCCTCAACTGCACCTTTAAGTGCCTCAAGTCCACCGAACTGCTTATATTCCGGTGATGCTGCAAGCTCGGCCATACTGTCCGGTCTAGTTAAAATACTCATATCCGTCCGACCATTACGAATCTCATTCGTAATGAAACTCGCAAAGTTCGGATCGGAATTTAGCATCTGTATTGCTGTGGGGTCGAATCTGTCTTCAACTCCGAGTGCTTTTATTCCATTCGGAATATAATTACTAATGAATGCTTTTCGAACGGAACCTTCGGGCATTTTCGCCGCAGTCTCATACCATGAGCCGATCTTCTCAAATTTCTGCTGCTCCGCTTGCTGCTTCGCCGCCTCAAGCTGCTGCCTCTGCATTTGAACCTGCTGAACATGAAGTCCGAGTTCCGCACCTTTACTCACAGCACCGACAAGATCCGGAGCTTTCTGGGAGGACTCGAGAACTGAGCCGACTAACATTTCACTTAAAGTAGGCATAAAATTAACCCTTCTTTCGCGGTTTAATCATTTTCATTTCCTGCTTAGTCACATTGAAGGAAGATTCGCGATCGAAATCCGCTAACAGGGACTCAATTCCCTCAAGCTGTCTGTAATTCTCGCCGAAGCGATTACGAAGCGCAGTCACGAGACGAAACTTTCCTACGGGAGTATAATCAATCTTCGGCATACGTTCGCCGAGGAGATCGGGGAGATCACTTACGGATAAGTTTTTCTTCCCGCCCTTTTTTCCCATCAATTCATTGAGTGATACTTTTTTCATTACGGTCCGCCTATTGAGCCGAACATCCCGCTAGTATATCCGCCCATTCCACCTAATGAAGCACCGGCACCTGCGGCAGCTCCTCCTGCTGCACCTGCGGCTCCGGCACCGCCAAGAGCGCCACCTAAAGCCATTCCGCCGAGTGACATTAACTGGCCACCAAAGGCGGAAGCCTGCTGCCCACGAGCAACGTCAGCGGCATACTTCGCTCCCGCAGTCTGTTGAAGCCCTTGACTGGCCCCTAAAAGACCCTGTGCTCGCTGAAACTCAAGACCTGTCTTCGCCTGACCAAAGCCGGAAAGACCGGAAAGCTCCCTGAGCATGTCGGGACGAATAGCATTAAATTGTCCGGCAACTCCGCCGAGATTAGAGAGTGCCTGCTGCTGCGCCCCTGCATATAGTTGATTAGTTTCGGAATCGAATCTAGTGAGTGCTTGAATGCCTGCCGTAGAGGTTTCAGCTCCTGCGCCGAGCTGCTCTCTGAGGGAGTTCTGAAGCTTCTGCCGCTGCTGCTCACGCTGAGCCTTCATTGGGCCCAGTGAGCTTGCTTGTTCGCCTCTGAGGAGCTTAAGGGCCTGCTGACTGGCCTCAATGACGGTCGGATCAATCTGTGAAATCAACTGCTCTTGTCGAGACAGGTTCTTTTCTTGATTTTGTATGTCTCTATCTAAGGAGGCTAAACCCGCCACTGTAGCGGGATTAATGCTTGACGCATACTGATTGTATCCGCGTTTCGCTTCCCGCTGCTGTGCCATTGCAGCTCGACCGGCTGCTTTAGCTCCGCCATCCCCTGAGATAAGCTCTCCGACGCCACCTAGTAACCCGCCACTTTTACCCATAATTATCTCCTTAAATATCCAATACCATTAAAGTATCATTGCCACGATTTCCCATCAATTTAAAACCATAGTGCAGGTTAGTTCTCATTGCGTGTTCCGCCCCATTCACTCCTGGAGTGACCTTAGCCCATATTCTATTACATCCTGCTTCTTTAGCCTGCTTTATGGCTTGATCCGCTAGACGTTTGGCGAGAGAAGTTCCTCTCATTTCCGGTGCGACGTAAAACTCCTCGATTGAGGCTTCCGGAGGTTTGATGTCATAGGTAATGAAACCAGACTCAACCTCCAGGGTGTGCCATCCGAAGCGTTCTTTTACGTAGTCGGCGTAGAGACTCATTATACTTTCCATTCTGTAATCGGTATTTCAAAATCTAAATGCCATGTATTTCCGTTGGCGTATGCATTGCCGTTTTGAGGAGTAACCACAGCAGTTCCCGTAAAGAATGCTCCAAAATAAAGAACGGCTGCGCTAGTTCCGGTAGCGGTACATAAATAGCCGACGTTACTTGTTCCTCCAAAATTCCATACTCCAGCTCTATGCCCCGGATTCGAAGTTGTATTTGCTTTTGTCCACTCGGTTGCGTCTATTGTTAATGATCCTGGCAAGGATATTGAGGCTATTGAAGCGGCCAAACCGGAAGTATGAACAAAGGTTCCCCATCCGCGTAAAAACTTTCCCGATCTTCGCCAACGAAAAGTTTGACTCGCTACAACTCCCCATCCGGCGGAAAAGGTCGTAGTCCATGTTTCCAGTAAAGTTTCTGTACGATGACTCAATATAATCCAATTTGATCCGTTAGATATTATTTTAAGCGTTTCTCCGTTAGTATAGAGAACATAAGTAGTACTTCCTCCAATTGTCTCAGAACCGAAACCGTCAAGAGTATAAAGCTGAGTGAGTGACGTACCCTCGTGCGAAAACGTTAATTCCTGTCCCCGCATAAGTGCGGCAGGGGGAAGGTATCTCGTATGAGAGGCTCCACTCAAACTTACGATAGCGTCTAAGCTTCGATTTACATCTGCTGCAATACCAAGTCGAATAGTCTGTTTCGGATAACCCGTAAAGTAAGAATCAATTTGCTCAAGATTCGACGAAGCATTGTTAAACGCTGAGCCGACGCAGCGCCAAGACTGACTCGGATGATAATAACCGAGAAGGTCTTCTCGTCGATCATGAGGCTTCTTATCTGAGATCAATTTATCCCCATCTTCGGTCACATAGAAATAATAATAAGTTGATGCGGCTTCAGTGACTCCAGACTCAAGGTCCGTCGTCATGTCCCAAGTATGAAGGCCGTGATCGTTTTTAATTGTCGCGCCCCATACGTTAATTAGGGAGCCTTGATCTCGTGATTTAACCTGAGAGTTCGACTCCGCAATAAGTTCAACTGTATTATCTGCTGAATAGGCCTTAAAGAAATTAAATGATCTTGCCGCAACTGTATTAGTTGTATCCTGCAAGCACATTCCAATCAAAACGGCATTCGCATCGGAATAACTTCCAACACCATAGACTTTCCATTTATTGGCAGAGTAATCGAACCAGTAATCGCCCAGTGCGGGAGAACTTGGCTCATCATCTTGCCATACTGGATTATTATATGTCGCAGTCAAAGTACCGTCAGTCTTGGCGAAAATCCAAGTCATCTTCATGAGGGTAATAGTGTCATTATTGGAGTAAAATATTCGAGGAATCGGAGCATCACTTGAGTCGAAGAAATATCCCCGCTTCGCTTTCGTAAGTGATGTCGCTGAGGTTACATGGGCGGTAAAATATTCCGTCGTCGATCCATTGTCGAGTTTGAAGGCGGCGAACTTACCAACGAGGGCCGTAATCTCCGTCCCCATCGTATCAACTGTAATCTCACTATTATCTTCACCGAAATACTTCGTCCAATACTGATCTGCTGCAACAGCGTCATTAATCAAACAGGTATTATTCGCTGCGGGAGCCGCAGTGAGCCCCGTTAAACTCACATCACTCGCTATCGTATATTCAGTACCATTAACATAATAAATAAAGTTCGTCGTCGCACCACGAACATAAACTGTCCGAGCAGCTCCATCGGGATCAAGAAAAACAGGTTGATCCGAAGTTGTTCTCACTTTACCGGAAACGAGACGATTATCCGTCAATCCCGTTCCAAGAGCATTACTAAGGCCAAGAATAGAACTCACTGGACTTTCATACCATTCATCCTCACCCGTAATCTCCGCAATCATCTTACGAAGACGAGTAACCTCACCCTGAAGAGACGTTGGACGAGATTCAGTTCCGACTTCTCCTGGATCTTCTGTAATCTGAAACTGGGGAACGGAGGACGAATAATCATCAACATTAGCCATCGTCAGACCATCAATTATATTATCGAATTCCTCATTTAGATCCGACGCTGTAACATCTTCCGTACTCGACCAAACTTTAATCCTAGATATAGCCATAAGTTCCCCTTAAATCCTTGTTGCTTGTTCCGCACTGACGCGAAAACCTACTGTAAAACCTGCAATTGCGAAATTCTGATTCGATCCCGTGTTTCGACACAGGAAAGAAAGTCGCCGCCCCGATCCATGGAGCGGCTTACGGATTGTCTGTGACTCATCCCTCCCCAAAGTGTCGCCACCGAGGGTAAATGAGTCAAGACCGTCATCCCTGACGTCCATTAAAAAATTAATCGTCTCACTAAATTGGCCGTCAATATAGACGTCCACTTCTAAATTCCACGAGCCTTGCGGCTTAAATTCCACATCCAAGAAGTCGAAAAGTTTATTCTTCTGCGCCAAACGCTCATCCAGAAAGCGCATATCTGTATGTGCGATCATGAATTCAGCAGAGATGGCAGAGCCTCCGCCTGCTCCCGTAAACCCAATGAGGCGATCTTCCTGGTCGGCCAAATAGACAAATCCATCGGATCCCCCGTAAACGGGTCTTTTAATCTTATAACGATCACGACGAAGAGTGAGGCACTGAGCCGCATGAGAGGGCCAGAAGGCAGAACGAGGATTCTGCGAGTTAAAATCAATCATCAGGAGGGTGTCATTCGTCGAGCGAGCGCCCGTCCTATAAGTAAAAAAGGCCATTTTCTTGGCTTCATAATAACAAGCATGGAGGACGTCGAGACCGGAAAATCCCGTAATACCACGGAAATAATCTTCAATTCGAAGCGACCGAAGGAGATCGGCTGACTCTATGTCACCAAAAGACTGCACCGCAGAATAACTAGTCGGAGATCCCGAATCATTCACCGCAATCATGTCATTCATGACTTCAATAATGCCGTGTGGCGAGCTTAAGCCGAAATTAGAGGCTAACTTACGCCACACCCAGTTATCTGAGTCCGTATCTGCATCATCAAGATAATATACGAATCCGCCCTCTTTGAAGGCGAAAAGACGTCCCTTAAAGACGAAAGCACCGCTAATGTTGCCTCCCTCACCAGGAAAAACAGCCTGAGTGAGGAAGTTCGTATTAAAATCTTCATGATCCCCTGAGTCAGAAGCATAAGCTCGCTGATTCATAAAGGCCCATAGTCGGTTTCGGTGAATCAATCCAATCGAAGGGTAATTCGGAGTAACCCAGTCTGCGGCGGGATCTCGAATTGTAGCGAAAGTAAGTCCATCTGCGTCAAGAACCTTAACCTGATTAGTCCCCGAGAATAAAAAAAGTTTCTTCGTTCTCCCTGAAGTCTCCTGCCCGCCGTCAATGAACATAGCGCGAGGATCAAGGGACATAAGAGCTGTCGAGGTCATGGGCTCATTAGTTGAGCCAGCATCAGGACCGAAATTACCGTCCCCTATGTCACGATAAAGATTCCCATTGGCGCAAGCTACGATAAATCGTTGAGTCACCGTATCAGGCCACCAATCATGAAGCGCCACGACAGTGGAGCCGAAAGTTGTCGAATTATACTTCCTAGAGCCGGTACATTTCGTAATCAACCCTGTCTCGTACGAAATATTATTCGCACGGATGAGAGCGCCACGAGGGATCTGCCCTGGAGCCATATCCGTCAGGAGACCTAAATCAGCGAGAGGAATGTGTGCCTGTTGCCCCGTGAATGCCATATCACTCGTACCCGTAGATTAATTTTCTACGTCCCTTCGCTTGCATTTCCGGTCTCGAAACGATTTGACCAAAAAGTTTACCTGAGCGAACTTGCGACCCTCTATGCTGAGCGATCATCGCTTTAAGTTTCCCCTGAGTGAGCTGCATATAAACAGACATACGATCGTCCGATTTCACGAGCATAAGATAAAACGTCGCTGCATCTTCTAGCACATCCATGTGCTTTCGCGGAACGAGTGGAATCGATCCGGCTGAATCCTTCAGGTCGCGCGGAATCGGAGTATTCTCCACCTCGACACGAGTCTTCTCTTTCGGGAATCTATTAAAGCGGACAGTGAAAACACCATCGACTTCACGAATGACGCTAAAGCGATCCGGAAATCCTTCCATGGTACGTGAGAAAGGATAATCACGCTGGAAGGACTCCGAATCAATACCATAAATACTACCATCGAGAGATGCGCCCTTATGCATCTTGAAGGGCTCAATTATGCGGCTCAGATTGCCGAGAGAATAAGTACTAGTATAGGTCAGAGCTCCAGTGAGATCTTCATCATCATATCCGAGAACTTTATGTGCGGAGATGAGTTGATTTGTTCCTGTCGCGAAGACGAGCTGAAGGACCGTTGCGGCGGCTCCATCAGAGACGAAAGTAAATTTACGTGATGTCGCGGAATAAGACCCTGTGATCGTCGGCCCTGAGGCAGCAGCCGTCATAACAGAGGCTACATGAGTCGCAAGCGCTGAAGGGGTATAAGTTCCTGCCGTCAGTGTCGCAGTCAGCAGAGAGCCTCCTGCGGTCTTCTTAAAGTCAATCTTATTACTGAATGAATCAATCACGATCATGTCGGGCAGTAGCTCATAGTCCAATTTAAAAACTTTATAATTCAGTCCGGAGCCGGAAGGATCGGGATAGGCGCCGTCGAGTTCAAAATTCACTGAGGCCGCAGTATGTGAGGCAATACGAAGAATTTCATCACGTCCAATTACCTGGAGATACCATCCTGCGACGGAGACTGATGGCGCGGAAGAAAATACACCCGCCTCACTTCCGAGAGTAAGCGTAACTGATCCTTCGTCGATCTTTGGCTGGAGTTCGAGGATGAGTGGACGCGCGGAACGAGCCCATGGCCAGACTTCATCAATCTCAACCGTGGTATCCTTTCCGAGTGCAATGGTGCCGCCGGAAATAAGAGTATAATGAACGCGATTAAGCCAAGAAAGAACTTGAGCTTCGTAAGGGGAATTACCATTAGTAACTTCTCCCCCATTAGTTAAAACTGTGTCAACTATGTCGGATGTCGTTCGAAATTGAGCCAAGTTTCCCCCTAAGAGGAGAGATCTAGCTCTCCTTCGCTTTATTCTTTACTGGTTCGGCCTTTTTTTCCTGCTCTGCTTTCATAGCGGCAAGTTCGGCCTTAAGTGCCATATTCTCACGAGCAACTTTTTGGTCATTCGTCAATGGAGCTTCATAAGCTACATGTGGCGCACCGCGTTTAAAGACTCCATTAGGGTTTTCCCCATCTTTAACCCAACGGCCAACTGGCTCATTGTCACGGTCAAAGAGATTTCCCGATCCCGCAGGACGCTCCCAGACTCGAGTACGACCACTGCCGCCCTCTGCCTTGAGAGATCTCATAATGTAAGGATCTGTGTGTGTAATAACACCTGTATAAGGGTCTCGATGCGTTACCGTTAAATCGAACCCTCTTCGTCTAATCTTTGCGTCTTCTTCTTCTCGTTTTTTCATTGGTTTTTCCTTTCGCACTAGTCCCTTACGAGACTAATAACCTATTACTTCAACTTCTAATGTCTGTGCCGCAATGGCAACAGTACTGGCCTCAACGAGAGGCCCATCAGATGCGTTATTGTTATCGCCCATCATGACAACCAACTTCTCAGCGGATTGATCATACTGGAACACATAACCGGAAACGCCCTGGTCAACGACCCACATGGATTCGATGTTAGTGGGGCAGCCTAATTTTCCCTTTGAGATGGGAATACCATTCGCAGGAACAGTTAGAGCGCCGTCACCGAAAGCGAGACGAACTCGATTTGTTTTCTTCGAGCTACCCATGTTTCTTCTATTTAAAAGGGTGTATGTTACATCACCCGATGCTAAATCAGCCATTTAATCCTCCTGGATTAAGAACAGATTAATAGATCAGATTGGTTTCCATCAGCTTCTTCGTCGATTTCTAATTCTACGTCAAAGAAACCTGCGCCTGCCGCGGAACCAACAGCTTGAGTTACGTGTTCAAATGCAAGAGAATCACCGACGTTCAATTGAACGGGAGCGAATCTCTCTACGCAAACAGTTCCTGCCGCTGTACTTGTTGGAATAGTAAATTGACTGATCAGAACTTCGCCGGAAGCGGAGCCTGGAGTTGGTCTACGATTCACTTCAATCACTGGAGCTGTTGTAGTTCCAACAACAGTCGTAGTAACGATGAATCGAAGAGAGCCAATTGAGCAGGGCTTAGTTACATAGTATTCACCATATACTGCTGCCGCTGCGGATAAAACTTCTGCTGTATCAAAAGCGTTTGAGGCTCTTACTAAGTAGCCCAAACCTGTTTTTTTAGTGTAAGACATTTTGAAATCCCCTTATTAAGTTAAATTATGTTTGACTTGTCATGTATACAACGCGAGCTTCGCCGGCGTTTGCAGAGTCAGTCCATATTTGACCAAAGCTGTAAATACCGTACCAAGCAACACCCTTAGAACGACCGTAATCTTCAGATTCCTTCGCGCGAAGCTCAGGATCTTGAACTACTGCCATTACTACTGGATCTTCACCGAAAAATACTGCCTCACCCATTACGTCGCCAGTACCTAAGTCTTCAGCTAATGCAGAAGAGTGATTCGTCTCAACGAAACGAATGTTTTCAATACGACCGATTTCGCCGTTAAATTTAGCAGAAGGATCAGTGTATTTCTTCCAGTCAACCCAGTCTGGATCGCGGACAAGGCCACGTTTAGCTTGTGTACTCAAGATACACACGTAATCGTCGCCCATATAAGGAGCGATGTTCAAGTCTGCGAACATATAGTCGCGGATTGATTCAACGTGATACATATTTAAATTCGAAGCTGCTGTGTTTGAAGCGGCTCCATCTGTTTCGAAAGTAGTTGCACTGATGCCTGTTGGGATGGCCAAGATTTGACCATCTTTAAAGGCAGCAGCAGCGGCGATGTCCATATTCAACTTCAATTGATCTTTCAATTTCTTTTGAATCGCATTTTCAAGGTCGAAGTGAGTTAGGTCAAGAGACAATGAGCTGTAAGGAATCGAGCGACCACGTTCTGAAACTGTGATGGCTTGAGTGCTTAAGCTTAACGTATCTTCTGGGATTGAGCTTAATTCGTTCAATACGTCGCTTGTTGGTACAGTTACGTTAGAAACACGAGTGATCGTTACTGATTCACCCTTCTTCTTACCATAACCTTCTTCTGGCTTCGTGAACTGCATAAATTTAGCTTCTTTTATTGAGGCCATTCTGATTTTAGAACTTAGATCGTGATTTTTATATACTCCCGATGCTCCGTCATTTACCCAACTGTGAGTTGCCATTAAATACCTTCCTTGGTTGTGATACCCTCATTCTTGAAGGTAATTTTTACATGCCTTTCCTCAGACTCTTCATTTGCTGTGCTAATGTCAATGGTGCGTCAGGTTTTTTCTGTTGTGTTACACTTCTAGTGAGAGAACCACTTGGACTAACGACTTGTCCGCCGGAATTCGGAAGCTCTTTCCGCGGCATCCTCATTTCAACTATCTTATCGAAATAATTACGGGTTTTCGCCGCGAGATACTTAATAGCCTTTTCTCGGTCACGCATCTTCCCTAGGACGTCCCAGTTTTCTTTCATTATCCGAATAACCTCAGGTCGCGAGTCGGCCAGGTCCGGATTGATGTCACAGAATTCACGCCACGCTGCTTCCTCCGCTGAATGAGCGTCAAGTTCCTGACGTATCTCAGACTTCGCTTGCTCCTTAACTTTGGCCATATAACCTTGAGGATTAGTGTAAAACTCATCAAATTCATTATTCTCTTCGACGACGGGCTCATCCTTCTTCCCGACAGCATGGATAGCTTCGCGGAGACCTTCATTACGCGCTTCAGCGATCATGCGCTCGCGATCAAGCTCCTCTGCATATTGATAAGCTTCATCTTGAGAGTCGAACTCTCGTCCGGCGATCTTAATCTTTTTCTTTTCCGCCACTTTTTCCGCCACAATTTCTTCGGTGACCACGGCAGGAGCTGCCTCGACTGCGAGCTCCTCGAGGGGAGCTGATCCCGCTGGAAGAGCTTCCTCGGAGACCACTGCTCCATGAATTTCCGCTCGCGCTTGCGCTAGATCCTCTAACATTCCACGTTTTTTCTCTTGTTGTTCGCTCATGATTTATCCCTTCTTTTCGAACTTCAAATTCTGAAGTTTCGAGTTTAATTCATTAACAATCGTCTCGATGACGAATAATTCTGCAATAATTGCCTGCTGATCGTTGTGTTTTCCGTCCCTGTAATTCCCCATGAGCCTCTTAAAAGCAGCTTCTTTCCTGCGGGAGAGCATGGGATCTAGCGCGGGGAGGGCGACACTGATTTGACGGGCTTCGACGAGAAGAGCATGCTGAAGCTCAGACTCAGGAGCTACGCGGAGACTCACGCTACACCTCCAGCCGTAGCGGGAGAGCCAGGAAATTCACTTTGAGGCATTTCGGCTCCGCCAAAAAGGTCCGCCATTGAGCCGGCTCCAGCTTGAGGAGTCTGACTCATCATGTCAGGTCCTTGCTCAGGGGCACCCTCTTGCGGCTCTTGCATAGTCTGCTGCATAGCGACAGGAATCTCAAGTTTCGACTTATCTATATTAAGTGCAGTCATAATCTCACCGAGAGTCTTCGCTAGATCGTACTTCTCGAGATATTTCTCCATCAGCATCGGAGAGGAACTCACTGTCTGAAGAAGAGTCGTGAGCTTGCGGAAATCTTGTGCCTTACTGAGAGTGAGACTGACGCCGAAGACACGAAACTTAACTCCATTAACTGTATTGACGAATATATCCTGAGGACTCATCTGATGAAGCTCCTCGCCACGCTCTCCGCCGAACAATGCGACAAACTCCTCTTTCGAAATCTTATCCCAGTTCTGTGCGACGGTCATCCAAGCGAGTTCAAGCTCGCGCATGGACTGTTTCGCTTCGTAATTCTTCGCGAGACCCTGGAAGACCGACGTAATCGTTTGACTTGCTTCGACGACTTCGGTCGCCTTCACTGCGCGGAAGGGCATAACACCCTGTCTGAGATCATTCGTCAGAGCTGAAGCATTAAATTCCTGATTCATCAAATTAAGTATATTAAAGGCTTCAGTCGGGACAGTTACGGCAGTCAAGGGCTCCATCACCTTACCTCCGACGGGAAGCATAGAGTTCACCATGAGAGTCATCCCGGGTTTAATCCCTTCACTCACCTGTGCTGAGTTATCAAGAGCGTCCTTACGAAGTTGACTCACCGCGTGAACCTGTTTCATCGCTGCATCGACCATTAAATTATACAATTCAATTAGGGCGCGATTATGCTGTGTCGGTGCATCCATTGGAGCTCGATGCCATACTGAATTTGGAACCTCATACAAGGGAGAGGCCACATAAGGACGTCTCTGATGCCAAAGAGGATTCGGTGTCGGCTTCCGGATCATCACTGTATCGTTCGCAATAGTACAAACGCAGTTCTCATACTCCATTTCGCCCGTATCCGGATTAAGAATATCTCCCCAGAATTCAGTTAGCTTAACTTTCGGTCTATGACCGGAGGTGGAAGTATTCTGTCCAGTCTCACGCGACTTATCGAAATCATCCTCTGAGTCTGAAGTACCCTTAGAGAGGGCCAGAACTGCGGCACGATCGTAAATTGCTTCATCACCTTCGGACATGCGAAGAACGTCAATATAATCAGGGAACATTTCTTCGATCTCGTAGAGCCCGCGACCGGAGGGATCGGGAAAGTAATTTTCCGCTCGAACGATCTCGAATTTAAGTTCCCAAGTCTTATCCTCAATCATATCAACCCATCGTTTCATGGATTTACCGCGACCCTTCTTCTTCGACACATACTTAGGCTTAGCTTTAGCGCATCCATATACTTTCGTAATGGCGAGACTGCCAAGGAGGGCGGATTGAATGGAATTTCCGACGTGACTGAAATACTGCGCCTTCTCGAGGAGATAATTCGTCAGTTTCGTAATCTCTTCCGCACGTACGGGAAGACTACGTTCATCGACGGCGTAACGACATTCCGCCTTCCACCAATCACCAATATCAGCGAGAGCCTGCTGGAAGAAACTCTTAATAGTCTCAACGGCCATACTCTGCTTTGAGAGAATCTCAGTCGATTGCCCCTGCTCCTTGTGACTGAAATCATGCTTCAGGTGAAACATATCGAAATTGTCTTTATTTCGACTCATTCGGTCTGTCTTAGCCTCATCCGCTTCCTCACGGCAACTCAAAATCCAATCGATTACTTTTTTATCTGACATCCCTGCCATAATTTTTCCTTACTGTTGTGCGAGCTTGTTCCTTCTGAAACGAATAACTCGGTGTTGGTATTGTAATGTTATAATTCTCACGAAGATGTCCCGCGAGACCCGTTGTCAAATATTGAAATGCATCATGAACGTGCGAGTGTGAGTCCTTCAGAGGTTGTGCCTTGTCAGGCTCGATCTGATAAGAGCTATCGGAGTAACGATAACCCCCGCGCATACCCGCGATGAATGTCGGGCAGTCTCTATCGTAAATCTGAAGACGTCCGCCGCCCTTCGACGTACCGAGGAGCCATTGCGTAACGCCATCGACTCTTTTCTTAATCGTCATTGCGCCTGGACGTATCTGCTTGAATCCGCCGCGCATCAATTCCGCAAGATAAGTCTCCTCAGTGATCTCGTTTTTCTTAAATCCAGCGGGATCAAAGAAACTAATAGTCTGCTTTTCGATGTCTCCGCATTGCGGATAATGGAGCCTGATCTGAGCGGCAACGTGGGGCACGAAACGACGAGCTCCGACGGATACACCAAGCTCAGTACCGAGAATTTCACGAATCACGATGAGTCGATCATCCTGCATTTGACAAATAATTGCAGCAGGAGTGAGTCCGGATGAATCCCATCCGACGAGGAGGGGAAGATTCGGGTGAACTTTCGGTGGAATCTTCGTCACATGAAGAGCTTCATTGAAATCCTCAAAGACAGGGCGACCCGAGTAGGCCTCCCAACTCTTCTCATATTCCATCATGTATTCTTTCCTCGGCAGCGTATCTTTAAGCATCTGTCGATACTCTTCGGACTTCCGCTCGGGGTGCGCCTTGTAATGAAGCTCAATTACAGTAAATCCATTGCGCGGATTTTCCCATACATCAACTCCATCCATGGGTGACTTCACTGGGGCAGGTGCAATTTCAGGAAAGTGCGTATCAGGTGCATCAAGTTGATCAAAAACAATTTTCTTAAAGAAACCTTTATCCTCGACTGCGCGGGAGGAAACCATAATCATGCGACCTCCTCCATCAATTGTCGGCTTCGCTGAAGCATAAGCCTGCTGCGCCTCTTCCCAGAAGGAGCATTCGTCCTCGAAAATACCCGAGAAACCACGCTGCCGGAGCTGATTTCCCCCTTGAGGAAACCCCTGAACTTTCGAATAAATTTCCTCGAACTCTATCGCAGGAGGAGAAGATTGCATCTCTCCACGCTTCATTTTAGGAAGGAGATCAGGCGAAATCATATCGGGCGGGATGTGATTAATGATAAATTCGATCCGTTCGACCAATTCGCGGGAATCTTCTTCTTTTTTCGAAACTACGGCCCAGTCTCGGCCCTTATGAAACAAAATATCATGACTGATGAGTCCGAGAATTGTCCAAGAGACCGTCATTCGTCTCGACTTCGGCAGGGCGAGCTTCTTGTGCTTCGTCCACATGTAAACAATGAAACGAAGATAGGGCCAATGTGCAGGATACTTTTTAATCGGATTAACTGAGTCAACTTGATCACGAGTCCACACGCAGTGCTTCAAATACAACCACGGATCATCGCGAAATTGAATATACCTCTTGAGAGGGTCGGGCGAAAGTTCCAAAGTCATCCTTGACCTTATTGTGTTACACTTCTGAGCTGAATACGGGGTCAGGTTAACTGAGGAAACTGGGGGTGTGTAGAAAATTCACTATACGCGGAGCGTTATGTCACAAATTAAAACTCATTGGCCCATTGTCGCAGCATTTTCTCCTCTTCGGAGTCCTCTTGGGCAGGTGCGTCGAGGGGTGGCTCACCAAGAAGGGGAGTTACGTCGATCATTTCGGGCAGAGAGTCAACATTTTGACCCGTAGACTTAAGCGTATCGAGTCGATCGAGGAGTCCGACGAGGATTCCACCGGAGACATCATGCTTCTGGATAGCTTTACCGTCGATTTTCTCGATAATCCATTTCGCCGTATCAACCTTAAGCTGCTCTTTATAGCGATTCGTCTTGTCCATGAGACATTTTTCGATTTCACTGAGGGCGGGATCGGTCATTTTCTTCATCCGAGAAGCAATCGTATCTTCATATATACGATCTTGAATACGACGGACAGCCTCACGAATGAGCGCATTACCGCGCAAGATCGACAGACGCGAATCCGAGTACTTCAGTTCGGTTTTTATCTTAGAGTTGGGCCAGCCTGTCGCAATGAGCTCAGCGAGCCTCCTGTGACGAGGACTGAGCGGCATATCTCCGTGAGGAATTACTACCTCTTCATCGTCCGAGGGAGTTCCCTCTTCATTCTCTTCTACTGTGCTATTGTCTTCAATCATAAAGTTACACTAAGTTAAGACGAAAGGACTGGCAATTACTATTTGAGGCCTAAAAACTTAGCAACGGTTAAAAGCTTTTGCACAAACGCACCGAATGTCCCTGTCTCTTTATTAGTCACTGTATTCGCAGACCAGACCGCCGTAGCTAAACTCTCCGGACTTAAGACTGTGCCCGCACCGATATCAATAACAGCGGCCAAATTTCCGACACCTTTTGCGTCTGAGGAAAGCGTAGCAGCGCCAGTTAGAGAGGAAGCCATAGGAACAAAAGAGGATAGCCCTGCACTCATTGTCGCTACGCCTGACAGAGAAGAAGCTAGGCTTGCTACAGCAGCAGCGGATGCACTCATTGTCGCGGCACCAGTTAATGTCGCGGACCCCTGAACAATGACCGAAAGATTACTGACCACGGAGCCTGCGCCAGCTAATGAGGCGCTAGATAGTTTCGCGGCAATTGCAGTCGCCGTTAATGTCGCTTCACCTAGTATTACATTTCTACCTGACAAGCCACCGGATTTAATCGGACCAAGATATGCTTCACCTAAATTATAACCACCAGGAATTGACGAACGCGCAGCCATGTTAATTCTTCGCGCTGACAAAACACTTGGACCTGTCCAATTTGATTTTGTATTCGCAGCATAAGCGCCCGCCGTCGAAGTACCATTCGTAAAGAATGCATGAGATTTATTTAATACTGAATGATTCCCTATTAATGCCAATTAAATCACCCGTATACGAAGTCGCAATGCCCATAGAAAGCACTATTCACCGGAGTTGCTGCCCCATGATAGATCATCCAATAAAGCGCAGCGCCGTCGTAAATTCTTGGCATGCCGCCTGCGACCTGAGTCATAAATTCTCTTTCACTCGCCACACCAATTGTTGTCATTGGCATAGTGATCAGAGGCTTACACATTCCGATTGAGAATTCACCCGACACATACGACACAGAAATCTGCGTGTTATCTACTTGTGCGATACCAGTGTCAGTAGATTGAAGCGGCATAAATGGTCCGTATTTTCCTGACCCAGTTCCTGAGTACAAAACAAGACCGTTAGCTGCGGCGGTTTTACCAATCGGTAAAGTTGTCGGAGTCGCACGCGCTGTTGTTTGAGCAGCATTTGTGTATGATGGAAAACTTAAGTTCGGAGTAGCGGCTCCAAGTGGGGTCGCATTGTTCGCCCACATAAATGCTTGAACTCCTGCGCCAGATGTATAACGCGGATACAAAGTGTTAATTGTATGAGTTCCAGTTCCAGCGTCAGTGATATTGATCGCAGTTCCAGCGACAGCGTTCGCGTAACTCGTCGCAAGCTTACAAGTTAAATCCGTTACTTTAATAACGTAATAATCAGTAGCAAGAGCCAATCCCGCCGGAAGAGTTGTCGTTGTCGTTAGACGAACGCGCGTATAAGGAAATAAATTTATATTCGTATGAGTGCAAATATCTGTCGGAGCATCAGCCGTGAAGGTCGAAAAAGCAGCTAATGTATTTGTCATTGCTTGCGACGTGATAGTTGTAGTTGAAGTCACTCTGTAATATCCGACTAAATCTACGAGCATTAAAACAGCTGGCATTGTTGTCGCTGCTGCTGAATACGCAGAAGCATTCGTTAAAAATTTATAATCAGGGCTTATCGCTCCACCATGTGGAATCGATGCCCCTGAAGTTGTCGCATCTGTTACTGGGTTAAATGTTAAGTTAGTGCCAGTGTTAAAAACAGCATCAGCGCCTGGATTTCCTGCGCCACGAGCAAGGAAGGACCATTCCCCTGCGACTGCCGCAGTAGTCGGAAGCATGTTTTTGTTCCAGTCTTGACGAAACTTTTTACCGTTAGTCGTTGCCTCGTTGATGAAATCGTCGTAACTCGAAAAGCCTGCCATTTTAATCCCCTTTTAATTCCAAATCGTTTCTATTTCACCATGAAAAGCTACACCGGAAAGTGATCCGTTTGGTAGTGTTAATAATCCTAAAAATGCATCATCGTAAATTTGCGGCATCACGCCATCATTTGGCTGACACACCTTTTCACTAGGCGCAGTTTGTTCGAGTATTACACCTGTCATTAGTGGCTTCACTAATACGAAGGATAATAATCCAACATCTGTTCCGGTGATAAAAGTCACTGACTCAATTGATCGAACTCCACTGTCGCCAGACTGAAGACCAATGAATGGCATTGTCGAAACAGTAGTTAGTTGATTGTTCGACATGATTGCACCATTAAATGTGTTTGTGCTGAGAGTATGAAGTTGACTTGTTCGGCCAGCTACACCAGCAGAGTTCGTATAATTAACTGTGAATGTCGGCTGAAGCCCTCCGCTCGCTGCGACTGATACAGCCATAATTTGCACACCAACGCCGTCAGTAAACCGAGGAAGCGTCTGTATGTTCGTCATAAGCTGTTCGTCATTCGAGCCCGTATCGACGAATGGATAATATAATAAATAATCACACAAAATATAAGGCATCGGAAGCCCCGTGGCTGATGCGCTCATGATAAGAAATCGACTTAAATACTTAGACGCAGAACTAACATTAGTCCCATGAGGTATGCCTCCATCAGTAGACCGCTTCATCTGCTGAGCGACCAATGGTGATGCTGCGTAATACTGTGGTGCTGGATTTCCAGGGCTCATACTCGTATCAAACCACTGCCCCGCAACGGTAGTCTGTGATGGAGTTTTACGCCAAAAAGAATAATAGGATTTACCTAAGCCGTAACTTTCGTTAATTTCCCATAACCCTCTAAAGCCTGGCATCATTCAATCCTTTGGCTAGAATTCCCAGTTAAGTTAGCTTCCATCTGTACTATTGTCGGCTCCGGTATTATTAAATCTCTCTTGAGAGTTTCAAATATTGAAACTTCATTATCAGCTAATGAATCACCGTTGACCAAGCGCTCAGTCATTGCATTAAATAATGCAATTTTACCACTTATGCCGCCAGACAAAATAGCGATCATTTCCTTATTCGTCATCGATTATGCCTCAGTTACCGAAAGCGCCGCAATTGCAAACTGCAATGTAATCCCGCTCGATACTGATCGAGACGCGGTTAAAGCGCCTTTATAAATAATCTGCCCAGCACCTGATGCTGCTGTTCCAATCGACACGTGTGTCACTGTTTCAGATCCAGATGTGCATTCGGGGAATGCAATGACCGCTGTGTTTGAAGCCGTGTCAGCCGCTACGGTAAAGCCACCTGCTGTTCGAGCTACCGTCACACGAGCGTATGCGCCAAATGCACATTCAGAGGTTGTTTGTGATCCGGCCTCTCCTGGGTCAGCCGTATGAAGTGCAACATACAAATCTGTATTCGCATTCCACGAATAAGCCGTCCCGTTGAAAGTTAATTTCACTACATCATTTTCAAACGTATTTCCCTTAGCCGACATTTCTATTTCCCCTTAGCTGTAAGTTAAACTTGCCCTGTCATCCCAAATATTATCGAACGCAGAATCGCCATCTGCCCATGTTATCGTCAGCGTAGTCGAAGTTTCAACCATTTTCATAATCTGCCAACTGGGCGTAGAAGTTGCCGACCCTACGGGAGTCTTCCCTACATACGTCGTCCCCGCCGGACTCTCATCCAACTTCGTCGCAAATTCATTCGTAAAATCACGAGCACGAATTTTCATTCAACACCTTTCGTCACTCACACGGGGAGACAATTAATTATATTAACGGCGGGCGGAAAAGTGTCACGACTCGCTGCGTTAACTCTAAATCCGCACATATTCCGGTAACACTCATTAGCCTAAACACATTCTCTACGATCACCCATGGCAGGGGTAGGGAGGGGGTTTAACGTGCTGATGTTGTTGGTGATTGTTCGTTGGTCCCTTTCTTGCAAGGGGGGTCATCAATAGTGTACCGCCTCAGGTACTAACTCCCCGATGACGCGTACCGATACCCGCACTAATGCAGCGCGCATCACTTGACAATGGGACCGATACAGGTTCGCGGCGTACCGACACCGGTACTAACTGGACTTAAGACCTAACGCAATGTACCGACACGCACACTATCGGGACCGATGCAAGGACTATATTGTTAGCTTATTGTGAGTTACGCGCATCGACGGGCTAGACAAACTAGACCAAGCAGAGTCGACGTATACACAATATCGATCCGGGACCCCCCCCCCTCCCTCTCC